GCCGCGGCCTGCGCCCGCGCCACGCTGCTGAGGAGCGCCCTGGCCGCCATCGTGGCCACCGGCAACGGCACCATCTACAACCTCGGCGCGGTATCGGCCAGCCAGAAGCTGTACGCCGCGCTGCACGTGCTGGCCATGTCCAGCTCGGGCACGCCGGCGCTGGACGTGAAGATCCAGTCCGCCGCCCTGGTGGGCTTCGGCTCGCCCACCGACCGCATCACCTTCAGCACCCTGGCCGCGGTCGGCAGCCAGTGGGCCACGCCCGTGGCCGGCCCCATCACCGACGCTTATTGGCGTTGCGTTGTCACCCTCACCAACATTACTTCCGTCACGCTGGCGGTGTCCGCCGGCATTTTGTAAAGGAGCCTCCAGCATGGCGCAGATCGTTCTCACCAACGCAAAAGTCATCATCAACTCCGTGGACCTGTCCGACCACGCCCGCTCGGTGAAGGTCAGCTACAAGGCCGACCAGCAGGACAACACCGTCATGGGCAACACCACCCACTCCAAGCTGGCCGGCCTGCTCGACTGGCAGATGGACATCGAGTTTGGCCAGGACTGGGCCGCCAACAAGGTGGACGCCACGCTGTTCCCGCTGGTGGGCGCCGCGCCCTTCACCGTGGAAGTGCGTCCCGTCAACACCAGCCGCGGCGCCACCAACCCCGCCTACACGGGCAGCGCCACCCTGTCGGCCTACGCCCCGCTGGGGCAGAAGGTCGGCGACCTGGCCGTGGCCCCGGCCACCTTCATGGCCGCCGGGACGCTCAGCCGCGCCACGTCGTAACGAGCACTGCCGGGCAGTTTCCTCCTCCTCTGCCCGGATTTTCGCCTCGCGCTGCCCCAAGTCGGCGCGAGGCTTTTACTTTTTTTGAGGTAGCGAATGCCGCTGACCAAAGAACAGATCCTGGCTGCCCAGGACATCAAGACAGAAACAGTCCCAGTGCCGGAGTGGGGCGGCGAAGTATTGGTTCGCGCCATGTCCGGCGCGGACCGCGACGCCTATGAGCAAAGCCTCATCAGTGCGCGTGGCGACGATGAGAAGGCCAACATCGCCAACATCCGCGCGCGTCTGGTGAGCTTCAGCGTGGTTGACGATGCGGGAAACCGCGTCTTCACCGAAGCCGATATTGAGCAACTCGGGAAGAAGAGCGTCGTGGCGCTGGACCGGGTGATTGCTGTTGCTCGGCGCCTGTCGGTCGTCACCCGGGAGGACGTGGTCCAGTTGGGAAAGCCCTCCGCGCCAACGGGCGCCGACAGTTCTACTTTCGCCTCGCCCGCGTCCTGAAAAAGACCGTCGGCGAACTGCTCGCCACCACCAGCAGCCGCGAACTGGCCGAGTGGCAGGCGTTCTACGAAATCGAGTACGAGCAGCGCATACAGCGTGAGCTGGAGGCGAAGGCCCAGGCTGGCGTCGCTCAGCGTTTCAAGTGAGGTAAGCCATGAACGTTGGCACCCTGATCTTTGAGATGTCGGCCAACATCGCGCGCCTTCAGGGCGACATGCGCCAAGCCAAGGAGACGGTGGTCGAGGCCACGGAAACCATCAAGGGCGCTGTCGAGGGCGCGAAACGAGCGCTGGAGACGCTCGGCATTGGCCTGGGTGTTCATGAACTGAAAGAATTCGCCCTCGGGGCCATCGAATCCCAGAACGCCCTTTTCGAACTTTCCGAACGCACCGGCGTGGCGGCCACTGAACTGGCGGCCTTGCGCGGCATTGCCCGGCAATCAGGCACCGACATGGACAGTGTCGCCACCGGCGTGCAGAAGCTGGACAAGGCCATGCTGGCAGCCGCTACGACGGGCAAGGGGCCGGCGGCCGATGCTTTTCAGCGCCTTGGAATCGAGGTGCTCGGCGCCAATGGCCAACTGCGCTCTGGCGAAGAAGTGATGAAAGAAGTCGGCGAGCGGCTCGCCGCGATGGGCAACCAGACCCAGGCGGTGGCGTTTGCACAGGAGATCTTCGGCAAGAGCGGGGCGAACTTACTGCCCTTCCTTCGCCAATTGGCTGAATCTTCGGACCTAGTGACCAAGCGTACCGAGGAAGAAATACGGGCGGCGCATGAGTTTTCGGTAGAGCTGGCCAAGCTGAAGCAAAACTCCCAGGAAGCGAGCGAGACGCTCGTGGGCAAGATGGTGCCGGCGCTCAATGAACTGCTGGAGACCTTGAATAAAACCCAGGGCTTCAGCGGTAAGGCCGGCGCCTTCTTTGCCTGGCTCGGTGTGTCAGGCGAAGACCGGGAGAACATCGGCAAAGTGGTCACAGAAACCCGCGCCCACCTCGACGCCCTCAAGGCCTCGCGCGACCAGCTCGAAAAACCGTCGTTCTCCCATTCGCTCAATGAAGCGATCTTCGGCGACATCAAGGACCTCGATGTCCAGATTGCCGCGACTGAGAAGCGCTATCAGGCGTTGCTGGCGGTGCAGCGCACCATCGCCCTGGAGGGCGCCTCGAAGATGGGCTTCACCGGCGACGCCAAGGACTTGAAGGGCAAGAACGCAGACGTTTCGTTTGGGGGTGGGGCGGGGGAGGACAGCGAATTAGCTAGGGCCATCGAGCATCACAATGAAATGCTCCGTATTCGGAGAGATCTAGAGAAGGAACTTGGCCCCCTCGACAAGGAGTTGGCCGATGCGCAGCGCCAGTTGGCCGAAGAAACGCGAAAGGCCGTCGCTGAGGAAGGCCGTCAGGCTGATGCGCACTACCGTGCGGCGGAGCGAATTCTCGATGAACTCGATCCGATGCGCAAATACAAGCAGGAACTGGAGGAGATCGCCGAGCTGGAGCAGCTGGGCTATTTCAATTCCGATAAGGCCGAGCGGGCGCGCGCCAAGGTGGATGAGCACCTGAACGCCCAGTACACCGTGTACGGCAAGCTGAACAATGAGATCAAGCAGTCAGACGATTTCGCGCGCCAGATGGGACTCACCATGGAGAGCGCCTTTGAGCGCGCCATTGTCTCGGGTAATGGATTGCGCGATGTCCTCCGCGGCATTCTGCAGGACATCCTGAAGATCGCCACGCGCAAGCTCGTGACCGAGCCGCTTGGCAATGCCGTCACCAGCGGGCTGCAGGGCTTGTTCAGCGGCGGCGGCGATGCGTATTCGGGGATCAGCGCCAGCACGCCCCTCGCCGACGGCGGTGGCGCCATTGCGGCGCTGGCGGCCGGCGGACCCGCCGATTTCGGCAAGTCTTACCTGGTGGGCGAGAACGGCCCCGAGCTCTTCACGCCAGGCACGTCCGGCACGGTCAGTCCCAACGGCGCCGGCGGCGGCCATACTTTCTACATCGACGCGCGCGGCGCCGATGCGGCTGGCATGGCGCGCCTGGAGGCCACCGTGCGGGAGATGAACGGAACGCTGGAACAGCGCGCCGTTGCCGCGGTGGGCAAGACCATCCGTACCAACGCCTCCTACGCCAACCTCGTGCGGCGCGGCTCGTGAGTGTCACTTATCCCCTGTCTTTGCCGACGGTGATCACGCCGGCATCCATGACCATCACGCCCCATGGCGCCACCGCCATGTCGCGCTCGCCTTTTGCCGCGGGCGCGCAAAGCTACACGTGGCCTGCCGAGATGTGGACGGCGCAACTCCTCCTGCCGCCCATGTCCAGGGCCCAGGCCGAGGACTGGATCGGCTGGCTGGTATCGCTGAACGGCATGGAAGGCAGCCTGCTCGCCGGCGATCCGCTGGGCGCGAGCCCTCGCGGCACCTGGGCCGGTTCGCCGCTGGTGAACGGCGCGATCGCGGCCGGGGCGCGCTCGTTTGCCGCCGACGGCTTCACCGCCGGCGCCACCGGCAAGCGCGGCGACTGGCTGCAGTTCGGCAGCGCAAGCAGCGCGCGCCTGCACAAGGTGGCCAAGGACTTCACCGCCAATGGCTCGGGCCAGGCCACCATCGACATCTGGCCGCGCACCCGCTATGTCATTGCTGACAACGCGAGCTTCATTACCGCGAGCGCCGTTGGCCTGTGGCAACTGGCCTCGAACGCGGTGCCCTGGTCCCTGGGGCCGCTGCTCTTCAGCGGACTGCAGATCCCGCTCGTCGAAGACCTCCGCGGCCTATGACCACGCGCGACCTCACTTCCGGGATGCTGACCGGCATCCAGGCCGGCGCCGTCTCGCCCATCCTGTTCTTCGAGGGCGAGTACACCGACTCCGGGTCGGTGGCCTACCTGCGGCGCTGGACTGGCATCGGCACGCTGTCCTGGGACGGCAAGACCTGGCTGGGGGCGGGCGACCTCATGGCCCTCTCGCCACTCGAGGAGACGGTCGAGACCAAGGGAACGGGCTTCGTCGTCACGCTCTCCGGCCTGCCCACGGAAAATATCGCCCTCGCGCTGGAGAGCACCCGCCGCAATGCCTCGGGCAAGTTGTGGCTGGGGCTGCTCGATTCCTCGGGCAACCTCATTGCCGATCCCTACCTGCTCAAGCGCGGCCGGTTTTCCAGCATACCGGTCGACGACGATGGCAACACGGCCACGCTGCAGGTCACCTATGAGGACCTGCTCTCGGCGATGCAACAGCCGCGCGAGCTGCGCTACGACAGCCACAGCCAGGCGCTGCGCGATCCCGATGACCTGGGCTTCGAATACGTCGAGGCAATCCAGAATGCCATTTTCGACTTCACCAAGTACTACCCGGCCATCTGAGGCGGCCGCTGTCCAGACGCCTGGACAACCGCTCGAGCGGCTGCCGGGCTGGGAGGCGCGCCTGGCCGCGGTGCTCGCGGCGGCGCGCGCGCAGGCCTTCGGCTGGGGGCAGCACGACTGCTTCCTGTTCGCGGCCGAGGACGTGCAGGCGCTTACGGGGCATGACGTGGCTGCTCCATGGCGGGGCCGCTACCGCACCCAGCGCGGGGCGCTGCGCCACATCGCGGCCTATGGGGGCACGTTTACCGGCGCCTTTACGCGCCTGTTCGGCGCCGAGCCGGTGCCTGTTGCGCAGGCGCGCCGCGGCGACGTGGCCGACCTGGTGCGCGCCGGCGTGCACCACCTGGGTGTGGTGAGCGGCGCGCACGTGGCTTTTCTGGGCGAGCAGGGGATCATCATGGTGCCGCGCAGCCAGACGCTGCAAGTCTGGAGGATAGGCTAATGCCATTCCTGGCGGTTGCGGCGGCAACGACATTAGTCTCCGGAGGCGTCGCTGCCGCAGTTGGCGGGGCGACTTGGGCTGCTTTCAGTTTTACCGCCACTTTTCTTACCAGCGCCATCATCGGCGGCCTGTCCCAGGCACTGGCCAAAAGCCCAGCTGCCCCAGGCCAGGCGCAAAGCGGTCCGTACGACGCCCAAAACCGCAACGTCACGGTCACCCAGCCCATCTCCCCGTGGCAGCTCGTGGTGGGCGAGGCGCGTGTCGGGGGGGTGCTGACCTTCGCTTACCTCGACAGCATCAAGCAGTACTACCACATCGTGGTGACACTGGCGGCGCACGCCATCGACGGCATCGAGGAGATCATCCTTAACGGCGAAGTGATCACGCCGGACATGCTGGATGCCGACGGCAGCGGCGCCGTCATTTCCGGCAACTGGGGCGGCTATACCTATTTTCCGCGCCTGCTGCTGGATGCGACCGTTCCTGGCTCACCCTACCAGATCACGCTGCCGCTGCCCGGAGGCGGCCATGTCAGTTCGATCGACATATTGAACCGACGCGAGCTTGTCGAAGGCCCGGAGGGGGCCTCGGTCACGAATATCCAGATGACGGACGTGAGCCCGGCCGCGCCTGTCTCTATGGACCAGTATTCGCGCGTCGACAACGTGCTGACGTTCTCATCGGTGGCGGAAGGCCAGAGCGTTACCGTCAACTACACGGAGCGCGTGCCCAGCGTCGACACGCGCATCAAGCTCGCGCTGGGGGATGAAACCGGGCAGCCGTTTCCCGAACTCGTTGCGGAAAGCGAGGGCCGCTGGACCGATGCCCACCGGCAGACCGGGCACGCCAAGCTGTATCTCCGTTTCTCCGTCGAGAAGCTGCTCAAGGTGGGCGCGCCGCAGATTTCGGCCGTGGTGCGCGGCGCCAGGCCCTACGACCCCCGCACCGGGCTGTCGGCGTTCAGCTCCAACCCGGCGTTGCTGCTCGCCTGGTACCTGAATCAGGCGGAGGTCGGCTTCGACGCGGCTTACGACACCGACATTTCGGCCGACGAGCTGGAGGCCGCCGCCAACTTGTGCGATGAGCGCGTGCTGGTCTCCGGTAGTGCCGACGCAGTGCTTTTCACGGCCAGCGCCTCGACCAGCCGGTTGACGGTCACCGGCCCGGCCGCGACCAACAACGCCGTGCTCGACCTGCATGCGGCCTCCGGTGTTCCCGTGCGCACGCCCCGCACGGGTGACGGCGTGCGGCTCACCAGCACCGGCACTTTGCCTGCGCCGCTCGCGGCCGGGACGACGTATTACGTCATCCGCCAGTCCGCCGGCCTCATGAAGCTGGCGACCAGCTTTGCCAACGCCATGGCATCGACTGCCATCACGATCAGCGACGCCGGCAGCGGCACGCACACGCTCACCCCCTACGACGAGCCGCGCTACACCGCCAACGGCGACTTCAACACCGCCCAGGCGCGCAGCGAAATGCAGAACGGCCTGCTGGGGGCCATGGCCGGCCGCCTGACCGAGATCAGCGGCCTGTGGCGCATCTACGCCGGCGGCTACGAGGCGCCCACCGTCACGCTGAGCGAAAAGGAACTGGCCGGCGCCGTGCACATCGAGCCCGTGCCCGCCACTGCCGACGCCGCCAACGGCGTGCGCGGCGTGTTCATGGACACGGCCAACCTCTTTACGCCCACCGACTTCCCGGCGGTGAGCGACGACACCTACGTCGCGGCCGACGGCGGGGAGGAGATCTGGGCCTCGCTCGACTTTACCGGCTTCGTGACCTCATCGGCCCAGGCGCAGCGCTTGGCCAAGATCGAGCTGCGCCGCCGGCGCTACGCACTCACCTTCACCGCGCCCTTCCAGCTCTCGGCCTATCGCGCCATGACGGCGCGCACGGTGGCCATGGATTTCGCGCGCTACGGCTGGAGCGCAGGCACCCAGGAATTCGAGGTGGGGAGCTCGCGCTTCACGCTCATGAAAAGCGGCGAGGGCGGCGACGCTCCGGCGCTGGGCGTCGAACTGACCCTGCGGCAGTCGGCCGCCGCCATCTGGGACTGGACCCTGTCCGAGCAGCAGGTCCAGGCCGCGGTGCGCAACACCAGCTTGCCGTCGCCCTTCGACGTGACCGACCCGGGCGTGCCCACGGTGACCGAATCGCTGTACCAGACCAGCGGCTCGGCCGGCGTGAAGACCCGCGCGCTGCTCGCCTGGAGCGCGGCCGATTCGCTGCCGGTCGCGCGTTACAACCTGCGCTACAAGGCCGTGGACGACGCTGATTACACCTATCCGCCCTCGGTGCCGGCGGGCACGGCGGGCGCCGCCACGGCCCAGATCGACGACCTGGGCGCGGGCCTGTACCTGTTCGGCATCCAGGCGGAGAACCTCAACGGGGTGCAGAGCCAGTGGGTGTCGGTCAGCAAGGAACTGGTGGGCCTCACTGCGCCGCCCTCCGACCTGACGAACTTCAGCATCACGCCCACGCCGGGCGCCCAGACCGCCGCTTGCTCGTGGGACAAGCTCACTGCCAATTCCGACCTGGACGTGCTGATCGGCGGGGCCATCGAGGTGCGCTTCAGCCCGCTCACCAGCGGTGCCACCTGGAACGACGGCACCGTGGCCGCCCACGTGCCTGGCGACTCGACCAGCGCCGACGTGCCGCACCTCAGCGGCACCTACATGGCGCGGGCCTTCGACAGTTCGGGCAACCAGAGCGAGAACGCCGTCAGCGTCATCACCACGGCGCCCGATGTCATCAACTACAACGCCGTGGCCAGCCTCACCGAGGACGCCACCTTTACGGGCGCGAAGTCCTCCACCGTGGTGGTGGGCAGCGTCCTCACGCTGGACGGCGGTTTGGCCATCGACAGCATCACCGACCTGATTGATACCTGGACGGCCATCGACACCGAAAGCGGGGTGGCGGCGAGCGGCACCTACGATTTCAGCACCTACATCGACCTCGGCGCCACCTATACCAGCCGGGTGACGGCCACGCTGAAGACCCAGTCGGTGGACGTGAACGACAGCGTGGACGCACGCATCGATCCCATCGACTCCTGGGGCGCCATTGACGGCCCCGAGATCAGCGACGTGGACGCCACGCTGTACATCGCCACCACCGACGACGATCCGGCCGGCACGCCCACCTGGTCGAGCTGGCGGCCCTTCGTGATCGGCGACTACAAGGCACGGGCGTTCAAATACCGCACGGTGCTCACCAGCAGCAACCAGAACCACAACATCCAGGTGATCAACCTGGGCGCCGCGGTGGACATGCCCGACCGCACCCAGGGCGCGCGCGACGTGACCAGCGGGGCCGGCACCTACAGCGTGGCCTACGCCACGCCGTTCAAAGCCCTGCCGCGCATCGGCATCACCGGCAAGGACATGGGCACCGGCGACTATTTCACCGTGAGCAGCGAGACCGTCAACGGGTTCGACGTGGTGTTCAGGAACAGCGCTGCGGCGGCGGTAAGCCGCAAGTTCGACTGGGAAGCAAAGGGGTATTGAAATGACAGACCAGATAGGCCGGGCGCGGCTGGATGGGGATGGGGTGTATCTCGGGCTGGATGTCATCGACCCAGCCGAGCTGCAGGAGGGCGATGTCGAGGTTCCAGCGGATTGCGACCTGGCGGCGGGCAAGTACCGCTGGGACGGAAAAACCTTTCTTCCCATCATGAGCCAGTTCGCCGGCGCCTCGCCGCCGGCGGCCGCGCCTGTGTCCGCCGAGGTCGCTCTGGCGGGGCTCATTGCCGCGCTGAAGCAGGCCAAGACGCCGCTGCCCGCTGCCACCGAGCGGTGGTACGCGGCCTTCAAAAACACCATTGACGGAGCCGGGCAATGAGCCAGCACGATTACGACATCGCCAACCAGGCCGGCGCCGCCTTCAGGGCCGACTTGAACAACGCGCTGGGGGCCATCGTCACCACTAACAGCGGCGCCGCGGCGCCGTCAACCACCTTCGGCAACATGCTGTGGATCGACACCACCAACAACCTGGTGAAAAAGCGCAACAACGCGAACGCCGCCTGGCAGACCTTCGCGAGCAAGGACTTCGATCTCTGGCTGCTGGGCGATGGCTCGGTGAGTGCGCCGGCCTACAGTTTCAGCGGCGACACCGACAGCGGCATGTACCGGATAGGCGCCAACAACCTCGGCATTGGTGTGAACGGGGCCAAGGTACTGGACATCGGGGTAAACGGCCTTGGCGTGACCGGGTATGTCGCGGCCTCCGCATCCGTCGCCGCCGGCGGCGGGGCTACCGCGCCGTCCACCGGTGCAAATTCGGTTCAGTTGTGGGGCACGTCGCCTCGCGTCACCTGGACCGATGCCTCGCAGAGCGCCAACGGGCGATACGTGGACGCACTGTGGAGTGCAGGCACGTTCAACATGCAGTTCGTCAACGACGCTTTTTCGGTCGGGGTGTCGATCCTGGCGGCGGTGGGCACGTCCGCAGGACTCACCTCGCTAAAGCTGGGGGATGGCACCGGCAACATCGGAATCGGCACCGCCAGTTTCGGCACGTCGGCCGTGAACGTCATCGCCATTAAGAACGGGACCGCGCCAGGTTCTTCGCCGGCCGGGCTGGGGCAGCTCTACGTCGAGTCGGGGGCGCTCAAGTACCGCGGCTCCGGCGGCACGGTCACGACCCTGGGTTCGGCCTGATGAGCGCGCCGGCCGAAGTCCCAGCCCAACCCAACATCGGCGCCGTCTACGCCGAAGCGCTCAAGGGCCAGCGCAACCTGGCGCTCGACACCGTCGCCGAACTCACCGCCAAGGTGACGTTGTTGCAGCACCAGGTGGCGGCCGCCGAGGCGCGCGCGGCCGAGCTGGAGAAGAAGCTGGCCAGGAGAAAGCCGCGCGAGCCCAAGGGGGAGGGCTGATGGACCTGACTCTCTTGCTCGTGGCCGTGACCGTCATCCTGCAGGTGGCGGACGGCATCACCACCTGGCTGATCATTCGTCGCGGTGTGGGCCACGAATCCAACCGCCTGGTGCGCGTGCTCATGGACTGGTTTGGCCTCGAAGCCGCGCTGTTCCTGGTGAAAGGCTGGGTGGTGGTGTTGGTCCTGGGCGGCTACTTCCTGGAGTTGTGGCATGGGCAGGGCGCGCAGGTGGCGCTGTTCGTGCTGGAGTTGTTCTACGTCGGCGTGGTGGTGAACAACATGAATGTGCTGCACGGGGAGGACTAAAGGCATGCCCGCGGAGATCCATCAGCCCGATCCGCAGCCCACGGTCAAAGACGGCCCGCTGGCCACCGGCGCGCTCGCGCCCACGTTGATCATGGCCGCGATCGCCATGCTGGGCGGCGGCCTGAACTGGTGGCAGAAGGTCAAGTCCGGCCAGGCCCGGCCGTTCAACGTCATCGAGCTGCTGGGGGAGCTGATCACCAGCGGCTTCGTCGGCATTTGCGCCTACTGGGCGCTCACCGGCTTCGGCGTCAGCGACTGGCTAGTGGCCGCCGGCGTCGGCATCGCCGGGCACATGGGCACGCGCGCCCTGTTCATCGCCGAGAAGCTCATCGAGCGCTTCGTCGAGAAGCACTTCGGGCTGAAGGGGCGCAACAAGGAAGGGGACGCACCATGACCGACTACCGCCTGTCCGATCACTTCTGGCTGAGCGAGTTCCTGCGCTCGGAGATCGCCGCGCGCCAGGGCATCGACAACACGCCCGGCCCCGAGGTGTTGGCCAACCTGCGCTGGAATGCCGTCAACATGGAGCAGGTTCGTCTCCTGCTCAACGCGCAGGTCCATCCGTCGAGCGTATACCGTTGTGAGCAGCTGGAGCGATTCATTTGCGACAAGGATTTCGCCCGTTGGTGCGTTCGCCACGGTCACCTTAATGACTCGGCGGCTTGGGCCGTTTATTTCGCGGCGAAGGGCCATCCCAAGGGGCTTTGCACCGATTTTGAGGCGCCGTCTTTCGGCCCCCCCATCAGCGTGTGCGACAAGATCGCCGCCAGCGGCATCGGCTTCGACCAGCTCATTTGGGAGCATGACTGGACGCACATTGGTTGGCCCGCCCCAGGCGCGGCGCCGCGGCGCCAGGTGCTGACGCTGATGAAGGACGGCAGCTATGCGAACGGGATTGTGGGGAGGGCGGCATGACTCAACTCGTTACTCAAAGAACGGACCACGATTGCGTGTTCTGTAGCCTGGCCATGGCGCTTGGGCTGACCTACGACCAGGCTGCAGGACGTGCCGGCGAGGCGTTCATGCATCTGCTTCAGGAGTCGGGCTGCAGCTATCCCATGGAAACCGCGTTGTTGAAGGCCTTCGGATTGAAAAGCGACGTGGACTATGTCGAGCGGACCTACTCTCCGCACTGGGGTTCGATGGCCTATACCAAGAATCTTCTTTGGGGCCGTAGGGCGCTCGTGACAGTGCGCAGCAAGAACATCGCCGACGGCATGCACATGCTCTATTGGGACGGTGAGAAAGTATGGGACCCGCGCCAGGCTGACAAGAAGCGCTACGAAGACTGGGCCGAGGTCGAGCCGCTGAACTTCACGTTGTTCCGAGAGGGAAAACCAACATGAAAATCTGGCTCATCATCACGATCATCCTCACCGTCCTGCTGGCCCTGGCGCTACGCTGGGCCAAGACCCACAACAGCGACGGCGACATGGGCGGCGCGCTGCTCACCCTGGGCTTCTTCTTCGGCATGTTGCTCAACTGGGCCATGCTCATTTTCTCGATGGTCTATCGCTGGCTCAATGGAGGTGGTGCATGAATCTCGGAGCACTTTTCGGCAACGCTCTCCCGTTCCTGGCCAACGCCCTGATCCCGGGCAGCGGCCTGGTGGTCTCGGCCGCGTCCACCATCCTGGGCGCCCTGGGCGTCGAGCACCCGGCCGCCGCGCCGCTGCAGGCCGCCATCCAGGGCGGCAACGACGGCAGCATCATCGACACCATCAAGAACCTTTTCCAGCAGGGCGTGCTCCAGACGGCTGAACTGCAGAAGGGCGAGCAGGACTTCAAGGTGAAGATGGCCGAGCTGGGCTTCAAGAACGCCGCCGACCTGGCCAAGATCGCCGCCGATGACCGTGACAGCGCCCGGCGCCGCGAGGTGGCGGTGAAGGACGGCACCCCCGCCTGGCTGGCCGCCGGCGTGACCGCGGGCTTCTTTGGGGTGCTCGCCTGGGTGCTGGTCAACGGCGCGCCCAGCGACCAGGCCGGCCACGACGCGGTGATGATGCTGCTCGGGTCCCTCGGCACGGCCTGGGTGCAGGTGATGTCGTATTACTTCGGCTCCAGCACCGGCAGCAAGGCCAAGGACGACACGCTGGCGCAGATCGCGAAGGGCTGACTCGGTTTTTTGTCTTTTTCCGGCCGCTCAGCTACAATGCGCGGCTTCGTC